TGTATAAGATTGTACGTTATTTACAGCAATATTTGGTGGAATTCTAAGACCACCAATGTTCATAGTGATATCAAAACTGAAATGATTATGTGATGCTAAGGTTGCATCGGTAAAATCCTCTCCAATGTGACTGAGGTTTGTAGGATATGTTGCATTAACATCTCCATTGTAATAGTTTGATCTACCAAAAATATTTACAGGAGGAGGAAATACACCAGTGTGTTGTTTCATATAATGTTGATAATTATATGAATCAGAAAATGCTGAGGTATATGCACCGTGACCAGGAATAGTTCTTGTTGATCCTGCAATTGGAATCTCTTGTTGTGTAAAAGATTTTGATTCGTTTGTTAATACTAAAGTATTTTCATCATAGTATGTTAATGAACCAAATCCTGCTGGCCACTGGTCTGCAGTATCACTATTAGTAGTACCAGTTAAGTTTGCAGACTCATAGTTTGGATTACCAGTTGTTTCAGCTACTGCTGCCTGAAATACCTGAACATACTTACCACTAGGAAACGCCGTTGTATATTGTCCTTTGTGTTTATGACCTGGCGTATGATCAATACCTAATTTTCTTCCAATAGTATAATATGTTTTAGACCATGTAGGATCATTCAAGTTAATATTTTGAATTTTTCCTGCCATAGTGTCAATTGGATCTAATTGAAATTGTAGATCCGTGTCAGCACTGTAGATAGTTGGAGGAGTAACAGTTGTACCATCACCTTCAACTAAATCTCCAATCACATCATAGGCGTCTGATTGTCCAAACTGATATTTACTATCAAGTAGATATGATTTTTCAAGGTCAACCATTGACCTACCATTCATGTTAGGAACTCTAAAAGTATCTCCATCTTCAAAATCAGGAAAGTTTCCAACAATTGCATTGTCAGTAGGACCATATGTATTTCCAATCATAGATGCTAACAAAGGATAATCATTAGCTTCAAAGGTTCTACCATCACAAGCAATCCACCCCGTAGGAATATTATTAGGATTGTTACCACTACTAGACTGTCCACCCCAAGGCATGATAGTGCCTATGGGTGCGGACTTCATAGTTTTTAGTCTGTTGTAGAATGCCATTATAGTTCAGTTAACCACCAACCTTGATAGACAGCAGGAATAAAGTTATCACCATCTGTTTGTCCAACATAAATGAGTCCGAAGGATGCATTTCTGTTTTGTACAACCAGTTCACCAGATCCATATGGTGTGGATAAACCACCCAACTTAGTTCCAGAAGTATCTCCTTGAAGTGCTACTGGTTCACCACCAACGATTGGAGCACGAATTACAAGTGAGTTGTTGTAAGTCAATGATCCTGCAACTTCAGTAAATCTGATGCAGTCTCCTGTCTCAGGATTACTTGGAAGTGTAAGCACAAGAGCACCAGTAGAAGGAGCTACCGCTACAATATAATTTATATTGACAGACAGAGTAGAATCTGCGTTGAGGAACTTAGTAATATGTCCACCGTTCTTGTTCTTGAATCCCTTGTAACTGAATGCATCAATGGATCCATCTTGCATAATGGTAAAGCTATTAGCACCATTAACACCTAGATTTCTAACATCAAGAATTGGTTGTGAATTAGTTGGGTTAGTTCCAGCAATACCAGCTACATCAAGTAGACGACCAACAAATGTGTCACCAAACTCAGATTCAACTCTGAATGTTGGAGTAAATGATTTGTTAGTAAACTGGATAGCATCAGGATCCTCAACACACTTAGATGGGAATACTCTAAGGTTACCACTAACATCAGTAGCAGCGTTGATATCAAGTGCACCACCCTCAAAGTGATGTTCTTCGTTGTTAGTTAACTTAAGGATAGGTACGTTGTTATCTGTACCAGTGATCTCAAAGTTAGAACCAATAAACTTAACATCATCATATACATCTAATCTACCATGATGATAATCTTTCTTAACTAGTGTTGTGCCACCATCATTAGTGACGCTGCTAGTTACGAGGAAGATTTCACTATCAATTACTAACCAATATTCACGATCAAGGAAGAATGGAACAACATCACTGTTTTCCAATCCAATCTCAACAGCATTAGATCCAGATCCAGCAATATCATTTGTTAGAAGTGTAGTCTCTCTGAATAGAATTCTGAATACAGTTTCACCATCATTGTGTGTTGATGCTGCGCCAGGAACATTAGCTATAGATCCAACACGAGCAACGGGTAATATACCTGCAGGTGCGACTGCACCAGCTTGAGGAGTTCCGTTGATCTGCATGATCTCTTCATTTCCACCAGATCCAAATCCTACGAATATAAAGTCACCATTTTCAAAATTAGTGATGTCATCTACAGGAATATCTGTAACTGTAGTGCTAAGTGTGCTAACAGTATTAACGAATGTTGTAGCAATACTGTTGTCTACCTTAGGATCTTTAAGAATTGTATAAACTGTAGCACCAGCTGTATGTGAAGCAACAGAAGTTCCGTATTGAGATCTAGATGCTAAGATTGTACCACTTGGGTTACCAATTACTGTATCACCAGAACATCCATCAACAGTAAAGATGTCACGAACTCTATCAGTAATTCTAAACTTCTCATCTCTAGTTGCATTGAATGTGATACCACTTGCACTACCAGATCCTGTAAATGGAACGTTAAGTGTGACTGTGCTACCAACAATGCTAACAATCTGAGGATCAGTAAATCTTGTATCATCTCCAGATGATGGGAATCTATTTTGATCAAGTGTGACTGTGCCACCGTTACCAGTAAGTTCAACATAATCGCCAACTTCAAGTCCCTCAACTGAAGGAATAGAAGTAATTGTATTTGTTGTTGCTACTGCATCACCAGTGAATGTCTGAGCTGATGCTGTTTTACATCCACCAACAAAGTTGAATGATCCATTAACAGTTAACTTACCATTCTCTCCATTAATATTGTCATTACCAATAATTGTTTCACCAGTTACACTGTCAATAGAGAAGACTGTATCACCGCCAGGACAACCATTAGTAATCTCAAATGTCTTATTGACTATTGTTAATGGTGTGAGAAGTTTAAATATCTCACCCTGATTAAAGTCTCCGTCACCATTAGTGTCCTCACGAGATATAATTACATAATCTCTACCAACTGTTAATGTACCACCAAAGGTTGAAAGGTAAACATTTTCTTGATTAGTTACGGGTCTAGATCCATCAATTGCCTGTTCAATCCATGTTGCATCAAATGCGATGTTACACTTATAAACAGGAGTTCTGTTGGTAGGATTCTCAGGATGATTATCAGTCTGAGGTGCAAATGAACCTAAAGGTTCTCTTTCAACAGTCAAGTAGTATGGAGCCGCTTCTGCACCTGATAAACCACCAACTGCAACACGAACAATTTCAGGTCTAGTACCAGTTCCTGAATCAACAGGAGCATCAAGTAAAATATAATCACCTTCAGCAAAGTATGTGCCAGGATTGTTCAATAGTGGTAAGTAATATTGCTTACCAGTTAGTGCTGGTAAGTCAGCTCCTTCAGGACCTGCACCAGTCTTGATGTCTTGGAATGTTGCATCACCCCAAGATGCAGAACCAGCGGTGTCAATCCTGTTAAAGTTTGGATCAGAAGATACAACTTCTAGAACATTAACAATGTCAACATTTTGATTGAAGGTAGAAGGTCCTAAAACACCAGATGCGTGAGCGATTGGTGTTGTTCCTAGTGATGCTCCAACACCAACAAAGGAGTAAGAAGAAGTACCACCACATAATTTAACAGCACTGTTGAATGTTGCTGTACCATCAACCTCAAAGTTGTTTCTAACTGTAGTTGTACCACCTTGACCAGCAATATTAACTTCAGAAGCGTTTATACCAAAATCAATAGTCTGTGTATTACCAGAGAAGAAACTAACAATACCTGCTTCGGTTGATAGAGTTACAGTCTGCTCAGGATTAGTTCTGTCTCCACCAAGTTGTTTGAATGCACCAAAGGTTACATCACCTGCAAACTTAGCTCTCTTAACTTCAAAGTCAACAAAGGATAGAGACTCTAGACGATCATATGCACCACCAATTTTTGTCTTAGAAATTGCTGCATTTTGAGCAAGATTTCCAATAAAGATATTAGCATGATTAGCAGTATTAGCGATGTATACAAACTGATCACCTGTAGACTTATCACCAAGATAGATCCATTGAGTAGAACTGGTATTGTAATCACCAATTCTGATAGTCTTAGCATAACCACCGATATGTAATCCAGCAGTATTATCACCACCAACAAATCCACTATCGTTAAACAAGTTGACTTGTCCAGTTGTTTGAGAGGTTCTTACCTCAGCAAGTGTACCATTGTCACCATTAACTTCAATATCATGCTCAAACTTAGCATCATCTGTAAATCTAGATGTACCATCTACAACTAGAGCTCTGTCTAGTTCAGCATTGCTTACATTAATACCAACACGACCATTGTTTGTAGTAGCAACACGTAATACTGACTCGTCATTAGGATTAGCACTGTCTCCACCAACTAAGAATGCGTTATCAACAGCAGTCTTATCACGATCAGCAAAGTTCGTGTGTTGTAAGAAGTCACCAGTTGTTCTACCACTAATAAATGCGTTACCAACAACATCTAAGTTTGCACGAGGATCGGATTCTGTTCCAGTCCATGCATTCTTATATGAATCATGTGGTAATCTTGTAACTGTGTTGATTCCTAACTTATAGTCACCAATTGTCTCTGTATCTGTCCTTAATGCTTCAGCACCTAATACACCAAATTCCTTGAAGTTAGAGTTAGAGAATTGAACCGTAGCATCAGGAGATCCATTAAGAACAGTTTCCCAAGCTATTGTCTGTGATCCATACTGATCGTTAACTTGGAAATGAACATAATTGTTTGATAACTGGAATACATCGCCAGGTGGAGAATATACTAACCAAGTTAAGTTAAGAGTAGGATCAGAGTAACCCTTAATTCTAATCTGAGAAGTATCTGTGATTCCAATATCAGAGTTTGATAGAGCAACGCCAGTATTAAAGTTTCTAAACTCTAATTTAACAACATTTGTTCCATCAAATACAATATTGTCAATGCTAAGAGTAGGAATTTGTGCGAAGTAGTTTGAAAGTACCCAAGCAATGGATCCGTTCTTACCAACTTCTTCACCCTTAAAGAGAACATCACCAGAACTAGGTGCAACTCCACCATAATTTACATTTTGGTCAGTTTTATTGATTGAAGTTCCGCCATTTGCAACGTTATCATCTTGGTTAGGAGTGATGTTAGATGCAAGACCACCAACAGTGTGTGTCTGGAACTTGTAACCTTGACCATTTCCTCTAGAATTAAATCCGAAAATAGCAGATTGTATTCTATTCTTACCAATTCTAATATCACCTTTAGTTCTAGGATTGAAAGAAGTGGCGTCAAGACCTTCGTCTTGTTGCTCATTAGTATTAGGATCAATAGATTTTACATTAGAACGAATAATTAATGAATCACGTTGCTGTTTTAGGTCTTCATCTTGAACTGAAATAACTACAGGAGATTCAAAATTACTTACTAATTGTCCATCACCACCAACAACCGTAATATTTTCGTTGAATGTTACAGGAGTATCAAATGTAGTAACTAGACCTCCAATTGTGTCATCCTCGTCTCCATCATCTACAAGTGTCGCTCTATCAATAAATGTCTCTTCACCAGTGATAGCGTTGATTCTTCTGTTACCAATGTACAAGTCACCTTGTGAGT